TAGCTTCGGCTCCCAGCCCTTGACGTCTGCCAGCACCGCCTCATACCTGTGATCGCCGTCAACATATACCAGATCCAGCGAACCATCGGCAACAAACTCCAAGGCGTCAAGGCTTTTCCCACGGCTGAAAGATACGTTACCAAGGGGCTTGGTACGGTTCTGGAAAGCCTCGAAAACAAACTTCATGGGGCATTGCTGGCTCGCAACGTCACCGATATCATACCCGTTGATCCAAGGATCAACCGCAAGCACGGTCTTGAAGTATTTGGCGATAACCTCGGTGCCTTCTCCGCTGTAGGAACCAATCTCAACGGCAGCACCGTTGGCGCCACTCTCGTTGGCCCACTGGCACAACTTTGCCAAGCCTTCCTGCTGGAAGGCGTCTCGCATCACCGGGACGATCATCCCGTGGTTTGCAAGGTAGGTTGATTTGCTCCTTCGTCAGGAACCATCCCGCCCTGCTGCTCCATTGCCTTGGCTTCTGCCTTGGCTGCATCGCGAAGCTGTTTCTGGATGGCGCGGGATGTGTTCGGATCGACCTGCTCAAGCGCAGCGAGATGTTGCTGCAAGTGTTGCATGAGAACCTGCATGGACATTTGATCCACGGGTTGCTGACGCGCTTGGGCGGCTTGGTTGAATTGGAAAAGAACTTGGATATGGGCCTTGTGATCGTCGGAAGGCTTGATCTGGACCGGGAAGCCGGTGGCGAGCATGGTCGCAATTTCGGTCGCCTGATCCTCGGCTTGATCCCCGGTGCCGGCCTGCGGGTCTTGGTAGAGGCGGCGCACAAGGCTGGGGTCGTCCTGCTCGATGACAGACTTGACCAGTTCGCCCTGATTGACGAACGGGTTGTTCAGGAACATCTGCATCCGGGCGACGGCTTTCTGTAGCGAGAACTGGCGGTTGATGAAATCCATCCCGCCCTTCGGCTCGATCGAGTAATCTTCGTGGATACCCTCGGGCGGCATCGAGCCGGTCTCTTCCGCATAGCGGAACATGAGATCCTTCTTGTTGTACTGGACATAAAGCGCCCAGCTTTGCTTGAAGAGATGAGCCAAGCCCATTCGGAAAATACGATTGCGCAGATCACCGGAGGCAGCCGCCTGACCCTGCATGGCCGCGATCTCGGTCGCAGTCTTGCGGTCAGACACCTGATACTGCGAGCCGGCGGCAAAGTCAGGGTTGCCCATCCGCTGCTCGGCCAGCATCCGCTCCTCCAGCATAAGGCGCTGGAAATCGAACGGAGGTTGGCTGAATTGCACCGGCTTGAGACCCTGCGGCAGGATCTGCCCGGGCTGCATCTTCAGGTTCGCCGTGTTTAGGCTTACCGGATTCTGTGCTTCAAAAACAGGGCGGTTGGCAAGCTCAACGTAATCGCTCAGGCTATTCTTCAGCTTGTTGAGCAGATTCTCTCCGGGGAGGAGAATTTCTGCGACTCCCCGTGGGCTATACCAACCTCCCCCGGTTATCTCATAGGGGAAATCCACAAAGGGCGGTTCGCCATGCTTGTAAGGCAGAACGAACGGCTTCCTTACATCTTCGGTGACAACCAGCGGGCTATAAGTCTCGACCTTCCATCCGTCCTCGGTCGGCGTATACATTTCCCAAAGAATGATGCGATCGTTCTCAGCTTCCTGAGTAATTCCCTCGCGTCGATAAATCTCGTCCTGAATCTCACTTCGTAGGCCCACCGATTTGGACGGTTTACCCGAAATGGTTTTAATAAAGTCTTCGTCCTGCTTGTAAAGCGGATTTGCCTTATAGGAGTCGACGCTCGTGGAGATGATGTGAACAATGAAATCGGCATCTTTGAATTCCTTGGTGTAGGAAGGTACGATAATATGGAAGGGATCGATCGCCTCGAAGTCAATACGCTTCTTGTCCTCGTTCCATATCACCTTAGCGACGCCACGGCCGTAGAGCAGGATATTGTCGATTACGGAAACAATCTCTTTCTGGAAGTTGGTGCGCTCGCGCATCTGGTAATCGAACCAGCGCTCGGCGGAAACGGTCAGCGGGGCAATCTGCTGTCGCATGGGAACAAAACTGGAAAGGATGTCGTTGCCGATAGCGGAATTGACGAAGGAGGGTTTTAGCTTCTCGATCGCAGTGTCGATCAACTGAACGTGCAGATCGGCGGCGGTCGGCCAAGGCTTGACCTTCCGGCGGACACCGAAGTAACGGGCCTGATAGAACAGGCGCTGACGGTTCTCCCAAGTCTCGCGCTGGTTAAGAGCTTCGATGATCCTGACGTAGTAGTCGTTGCGGCGTGTGTCTTTGGCGTTCATTTGTCGCGTTCCCGGTTTAGCTCAAACGAAAGATCGTTGATATAATGCAAAGCGCGTTTTGACCATGCGCGGACGGCAGGAGAAGAATCGCGTACAGCAGGGTAGTTCTCATCGCGCATCAGAGCCTCAACGGCCCCGGTCGTGTTCGTTACGGGGGTCGTCGTGGCGCACCCACCAAGGCTTAGGGCCAAGATCGCGATCAATGGCGTCACGGTTGTTGCGCCAATCGCCTTCCGCCCGATCGATGCGCTTCTCGCGCCAACCGGGGATGAGGCGAAGGATCGATGCAATGATGTTAAGTATCGCACCGATCACTTAAAGTTATTTAATGTGGAGACCGAGCGTCTTGAGGAAGTTGACAACTTTTTCCAACGCCGAATCGTCGGCGGGGGTCGGGGTCAGCTTCACAATGATACGCGCAGCAAGCACGATGCCACCGAGGGCGGCAACAATCTCAGTCCAGTTTGCAGTAATCCAGTTCCAGATATTCATATTAACCTCCTGCGTCGAAGCCAGCCATAACGGGATCACTCGATTCCATCAGGGCTTGCAATGACCTCCACGTTGGCTTCTCGACGGGGAAAGTCAAATCAAACCGAAGATTACCACCATCTAAGCAGAGGGCAAGGGCATCCGCACGATCTGGCGATGAAATGCCACGGGACCGCATCGAGTCCTTGGACTCTACGCCTAGCTTGCCCTTGGAGTTGGTCGTGGTGCGACGGCAAGTTAGCTGGGCGATCAGGTCGTCGTCCTCGGGCAGAATGATCTCGCACGCCTCGATCTTCTTAGACATCCCGTACCACATCTCTGCGGCGCGGTTGGTGTAGGCGTCGGGGTCGTATGGGGTGGAACCAAAGTTAACCCGGTTAACGTCCCAACCAGCCTCTGCCAAGGCATCGCACATAACCATGCCAAGACCGCTGGCGTCGGCGTAAATGTTCTCAGGCTTCAGGCCGGCTTTCTTAAACTCCACTATAAACCTACCAACGGCAGACATGGTGTCCCTTTCGCGCCAAGCCACCATGGGTAGTACCTTGTTGCCGTCCCGCACGCAAAGCACGTTGCAGTCACCGCCGGCAGCAAAATCGACCCCGGCTACCCGTTCCGCAGGCTTGTAGTCTGGCGGGCTATTCTGGCAGTTCTGGATCTGGGTAAGGCTAATGACAAGACTCTCGGCGCCTATGTCAACGAACTCGCCGTAAATCATGGAGCGTGTCAGAGGATGTTTCTCGCCATACCGCTGGATGACCTCGTCAATCTGTATTTGCGGTATATGCGGGCAGTCCTTGGCGGCTACGGCATGGGTCTTCCACATGTTCGCCTCCTTGGTAAACGCACGGTAGAAGGCTCCACTGGTACCCCCGGGGCTGGACGCAATAAGCAAGCGGGTGGGTTGGCAGCGACTGATGGCCTCGAACAACGGGTCAGCGACAGACTTCGCCTCGTCCACAACCATGAGCAGGGGGTGCTTGGTGTGGTCCTCGGCGTGCCATCCTTCCGCCCGTCCGGGGTCGGTTGCGGAATAGCCAATAATTCTGCTTGTATCGCCCTGCGGGTCCGTGTATCGAATCTCGCCTGATGTTACGTCCCAACCACCACCCAAGCGGGCAACGTAGTTGCGAAGGCTCGGCCACAACTGCGATTCGACCTGCCGGAATACCCCGGCGGTCGTCACCGAAATTGATCGCTTAAAACAAAAGCAATGCCAAAGCAAAATAGATGCGATGACGGTGCTGGTCTTGCCGGAACCGTTGGCGGCACGCAAGGCTACCCGGGATTGCTCCTTGGCGAGATCCCGCAGGACCGCACGCTGCCAATCGTAAAGCTTGATGCCGATAACGTGCCGTGCGAAACCCTCAGGAGTTGCGATGTCCTGAAGAACTTCTTCTGGCGACTTACGCCTGCTCTTGGGGGGCTTCGCCATCTTCCTTTTTGTTTTGGTCGGTTTTCTCTGGGGGGGTATGCGAAAATTTTGGGGGATTGGGGGCGTCCCCGGGTGGTGTGGTGGTGCGTTGCAACTTCCTCTGTCTTACCAACTTACGCTTACTTAGCTTATCAATTTTAGATTTCCCCGCCGGAATTAGGGCCGGATCATTTGTCGCGCAATAAACATTGTCTAAACTAGCCTGATTATCAACGACTTGTGCAGACTTTACGTAAGTCGTTGACCGTGAATGAATGCCGGCAAGCATCGCCGCCAAGCTTGGCGAGAGTCCATGATTCAACTCGGCTTTCACGTCCACCCGGGCACTAGGCTGCGCATATCCGAAGACCCTCTCAGCTATCCAAGCTTTTGCCTGCCAATGCTTTACGCCGGCTTCGCTGATTGAATCTAATAAACTCGCCTCTAATTCTCGCCGCGCTTTTTTTATGGCGTCGCGGAATGCGGGCCGGCTTTCCTGCCAACCCTGAATAGTCCGCTCAGGAATCCCCACGGCTTCAGCAGCACGTTCCCAAGTTAAGCCCTTACGAATATACGCGATAACTTTTTCCGCCGTCTCTTCACTATATTTCGTAGGCCGTCCGCCTTTTTCCTCGGGCATCCCTACACTATAACACGGTTTTAAGCTTTCCCAAGGCGCAAAAAACGCGTTTAAACGGCCGCCATGGCGTTTTGATTCACGGGTAGGGTGAAGATAGCGGGCATGGAATCAGAGAAAGTTGAAAATATTTTAATAAAAAGCTTGCAAGGTGCGGCATAAGGTGCGAACTTACTTCTATGCAAAACACAACTAGCGCCGAAACGGGAACGGCCCAAGCTTCCCGGCCCGCCATCTCAGCCGGGGACAGTGTAAACGTTCCCGCAACCTTTCACCTTATGCGGAAAGGCGTAAACACGGGGACCGTTGAATCAGTCCGGCGGCGAGCGTGCGGCAAATGGGAGGCATATGTCGTAATAGAAAACGTGCGTTGGATTTTCCCCGTCGCGCAACTCAAAAAGATTGCGAGCGGTAAATGATCCCCGCAACCGTGACCGTGACATTCCCGGCCCTTGCCGGCGCCATTGCAACCGTTTTCCTTGTGGGAATCCTGCTGGGGATTCTCGCCGGGACAGTAAACAATAAAAGAAAATAGGAGGAAACTACCATGCAAACAGTGACAGAAAATCAATCGTATCTAACCACGTCCACCGGGTACCCGGGGACAACGTCCGCGCGTTTCGCGGGAATCAGTACGGCCGACGCGCTTGCGCCGCTCATGGAGGACGGCTGGCGCGTTGCAGAACGTAGCGTGAAGGGGACGCGATTTGCCGAACGTGTACCGTATCTCGGACACGTTGTCCGGTTGAATCATCCAACGTTGCCCGGGAACAGTGAATTCCGGCCGCAATTGGTCCTGAAAAACGGGAACGATGGGACGTCCGCTTTCGTTATGATGGCGGGAATCTTTCGGGCCGTATGCGCTAACGGTATGTATGCCGGCGCGCTTGCCGCGTCCGTAAGGGTCCGGCACGTTGGCAATTCAGGTGAATTGGCGGGCCTTATCCTAAAAGGCGCTGAAGAGGTCAAATCCTATGTCCCACGGCTCGCGGATCAGGTGCAAAGCTGGCAGGGCATAGAATTAGATTCGAATCAGCGTAAACTCATGTTTCACCTTGGCGCGGCAGCGCGTTGGGGCCGGGACGTTGCGGTGGAGAAGGCGCGTCGTTCAGAATATGCGGCGCAAATTTATCACCGTAGCGAGGACGTCCAGTGTGATCTATGGCGCACGTTTAACCGGGTACAGGAAAATTACGTGCGCGGATATCATACCGGCGGCCGGCATTATAGCGTGCGGGCATTGCGAAACATTGACGCCGGAATCCGGTTTAATCGTACGTTGTGGAATATCGCCGACGTCGCCGCCAACGGTAAGCTTGCGGATTTGCATCTCGCAACGTTTACACAAGGCGAAAACATTCATGAAGCGGCCCGGGATATGGCGCTCGCGCTCGCATCGTAGACAATAAACAAAAAGGCGCCGGGGACGTTCTAACCGTTTCCCGGCGCCATTATTTTAAACATATGCAAAATTCGAAATATCACTCTTCACCTATCTCTCAAAACGCAAAAACCGGCCCTATGTTCGTATCCACAAGCGATCGCAGAACATGCCCGGATTCATGCCCGCTTAAGGCTAACGGTTGTTACGTCGTCGGCCCGGTGGGCTGGCACTGGGACAAGGTGACGGCCGGGAAGCGCGGGGACACGTTCGCCGGCTTTTTAGAGAAGGTGCGCCGGCTACCCGGGAAAACTTTTTGGCGTCACAACCAAGCCGGGGACTTACCCGGGGAGAATGAAATTATCGATGGCGCCATGCTGGCGGACCTAGTCAAGGCGAACACGGGCCGCAACGGCTTCACTTACACGCATAAACCGGTTTTGGATAGGCAAAACGGCCCGGTGAAGGAAAACCGGGAGGCGATTGCGGCGGCAAACCGGGACGGATTCACGGTGAATCTATCCGCTAACGGTTTGAATCATGCGGACGAGTTGGCGGCGCTTGGCATTGGTCCGGTTGCTACAATACTCCCCGACGGGATAACTGAAAACACGACAACGCCTTCCGGCCGCAAGGTCGTGATTTGCCCGGCGCAGAAAATTGAGGGAATGAATTGCGCACGCTGCCGGCTATGCGCACGCGGTCAACGGTCTGTCGTCGTCGGATTCATGCCGCACGGCGCGGCGAAAAAGAAGGCGGCGGTGATCGCGGCCGTTAACTAGCTAGGACGTTCCCGCCTCATGTCTTACGTTCAAACCGTAGGGCATGCACGGGACCGGCGGACGCTGGACCATAAGGAAAACATAAAAGAAGGGAAACATATGATCATAACATTAAAAGAAGCGGTAAAAAAATATAAGAAGAAGGATACGTGCCGTTACTTCTTGAAATGCAAAAATAAGGCAACGACAACTATATTTAATCCTATACTTGGGGACGTCCCGGCTTGTCGTGATTGCGCTGATTTTTGCTCGAGAATGTCCCAAAATAGTCATGAATAGTTTTGGGCTTGGCGTAATTTTCGGCGCCATTATGGCGGCCGTGTTTTGGGTACTTTTTAGAAAGTAGAAAGGAAACACAAGATGAAAAAGTATAAAGTGATCGGAGAAAGAACGGAGTATTATGAGATCGAAATAAGCGCAGAAAGCGCAGATGAAGCGCACCTAATTGCCGATGGCATAGGTTTAGAAAGATGGGAGGAGCTTAACGGGACATCATTCAGAATCGACAAAGAAAGCACCGAAGAAGTTTAGCCACCCCCGCCAAGGTTCCACCCCTTGCCGGTTCACTTGGTACCCGGGCCGGCTTGGGTTCCATTCCCTTGCCGGCTTTTTATTTTATTCAATTCCTATAATTACTATCAACTTGCTAGGAATTATTCCGATTTTTCCGGCTGCCCCCATATTCTATTGGCTAAACCGAAAGTGCCTATTAAGGAGCGAGATTCCGCGCGGGCGGATAGGATTTTATTTTTGAATTTCCCGCTGGAGATTTTCCAGCAGGTTTTGATTTTTGGTTTTGAACTACCTGCCAATGGACACGCAACAAGCCTTGTTACCCAATGATTCTGGCAATTTCGTCTTTAAAGGCCGTATCTTCGATTGGGTGGTGTGGGGTATGCACTTTGCGTCAATCCTCGTTTCTAGGGCCATTTCCGCTCGATTGCGGGGCATTGTGGAGCCTTTTTTCACCACTTACGACAACTCCAGTATCTGGCGCTGGTTTTGGACGGGGGCTGCGAATCGCACCTATGCCTAGCCCGGAAGCTCTTCCTACGGGCAGGATTGGACTTCTTGATGGTCATCTTGGGGTCACCGAAGCGGATGGTCTTAGATTTACCGCCTGAGCATGCCCGCACTACAAACTTCTTGGACCCTCCCGGGGTACGTCTAGGGCTATTACAGGGTAGGTTTCGTGGGTTCATTCAGCGCCTCCGCTAGTTTGGCTATCTTTGCCTTGTGCGTATCGATAAACCCGTTGAGGTCTTCAAGGTCAGCAATCATCGCATCCATGTTAGCCTGATAAACCTCATGGCTACAGTTGGCAAGCACATCCCCGAAGAACCGATCCACCCTTCCGATAGTCTTGTGTAGTCTGGAGTTCTCCAGAATCAACAACTCAATGTAGTTCCAAGCTAACTCAACCTTTGTTTTCACTGAAGCCACCACGCTTGGCCTTCATCATGCGCCATACCTTTGGTTGGATCGTGGACTTCCGCTTGGACCGTGAGATCCCCAGACGCTTCCTGCGGTTCATGTTGGCGTATAGACCTTGTTTCATTTGGCTAGTATAGCACGCATCACAACGCCACAAAGCGTATCTTTTTGACTTCTACCCGCCGTTTTCAATTTGAAAACACTTACGCAAGATTTGAGATAGTTCATACCCCTTAACTACCGCAGAAAAGATTTTCGACCGCCGCAGCAATACCGCAGAAATACCCCTATAAGGGGTATTTCTTGCGGTAGTTGCGGTATGCGGCAAAAAGCGAATTGTTGCGGTACCGCAGAAACATTTGTTGCGGTGGTCATAAATCTTGCGTAAGTCGCATTTCTGCAAAAACCATTATCAACGACTTACGAAAGCTGGGTGATGTCCCAGCCATCCCCATTCTTTGTGATCGTCCCGTCCTGTTTTGCGACCGCGAATAGCTCCTGAGCCTTGCGTTTCGAGCATGCCACAGACGCTATAATATGGTCGATGCAGGTACCATAACCACCCCCTTTGGGCCAATCTGGGATAGCCCTTTCGATGGTCACCTCTGGCCTGCCCCTGCCCGTATTCTCAGGCCCGTTAGACTCCTCCCAAGCCATCCACTCCTCTGCGTGCTTCAGCCAAACATGGGTAGCGTACTTACTGGCATGTACGTCAGTGTCAGCTTGCGGCCACGGGATTGCGGCACGGGAACCCCGCTTGGGGAAGGACAGCTTAAAATGCCCTTCCTTGACCGCCTGAAGGTACACCACGGCCCTTGCCCAATTGGTAAGCTCGCTTGACCCTATCCCGGCGTAGGCGAGATCGTAGAGGATCGTAGACCCCTGCCCCTCCTTGGGTGGCTTGGGGGTGTGATGCATTACCATCCATGTCACACCCGTCGCCACACTGATCGGGTTCAGGCAATGCCGCAGGAACATGGTCATGTTCTCTTGGGCCAGCGCATCCCCTCCCATGAAGGACAGGAGCGGATCGATCCAGCACAGGTCAGGACGGTGCAGCCCGATGAGGGACGCTGCCATCTTGGCGAACTCCGGTCCCGTCTTGGTGCAGTCGCGGACGATGACCACGTTGTCCAGAATCTGCTTGGTCTCATCCTCGTTCAGGTTGAGCGTACCCTTGAGGTGGCGCAGCACACCTTGAGCCATTTCAGCCACGTCGCCCAGATCGTTCTCGGCTTGGATGAGTAGGCTACGCAGCGGCTTCTTGGGCGAGATGCCAAGGAAGCTTCTGCCTAGCGCCCACGTCATCATGGCCTGTAAGCACAGCGTTGACTTGCCTAAGCCCGACCCGCCAACCCACAGGCACGACCCGCCCTTGCATAACCAGCGGTTGCCTAACAGGCAGTCGTTGTCCGAGCCGGCATCGAAGTTGAGGATGTCATCCCACGGCGTGGGCTGCGGAAGGTTCATGGTCTCCATGTGTGCCTTCCACTCGCTCCACCCCGACCTGCCCGTGTTGGATGCGAGCAGCGCCTGATGACCGTTCTTCAGCTTGCGTGGCGCCCCGGGGAGGCGGGACAGTCTGGACGCATCCTTGTTCTTGGGATCGATATCGAACTGCGCCATCTTGGAATACAGGTAGGCAACGCGCTCGGCATACTCCTGTGCGTTCTTTGCGTCCACCTTGACCCAAGCATGGACCGAGCGGTGACCCGAATGGATGATGACCGAACAGGGCAACTCGAGCGTGTTTACGATCGCCCACTGCTCTTCCATGGTGCCGCTATCAAACTCAATCAGGGCATGCCTGAAATCCTTTACGTCCTCTGCCTTGCGGGACTCGCCCACGGGATTGATGCAGACGTACGCGCCGACGTACGCATCCGGTAGCTCGACACCGGCATGGAACTTATGCAGCCACTCCTCCCGGGTCATGATGGTTCCCTTGCCGTTGGGGCGCTCGCCATCCTCATGCCCGACCGCACCCACGATGCAGATTCGTTCCCCCTCCCTGAATGCGGTCAATAGAAACTTGCGGACGTCATCGGAGTTGTCCGACGGTTTGGGGCAAGGCTCAATCTCGATCTTGAGCGGCTTGAATGGATTGATGTAGCTATGCGGCGTGATCGGCTGGCGGGCGCCGCGCCTGAATGCCGACGTGATCGCCGCCCGGATCTCGCTCTCCTTCAGCCCGCTTGACTCGGCCGCCGGCGACAGCTTCGCCATCGCCTCGGCCTCGGTGCCGCCGGCGTCCCGGATTTGTTGTGCGGCGAGGAATAGCTCTTGGTTACGTTCGCCTTCCTGCGCCCCGTTACGGATGAATTGCTCTGTTCTGCTTGGTAGTTTCATTGGTGTTTCCTTTCTTTATTTGTTTCTCCGACATCATGTGTGCGTTCGTTTACATGTCATTTGAAAAGCATGCCGGTGATTCAAGGGGTGAACACACCTTCAGGAGGACAACCCGTCGCAGGATCTCCCTGCGCACCACTCCGGCATTAAATTATCCATTCAACTCCACCGCCTTCTTGGCCGCCTCGACGATGTCTTGG